AATAAGAACCTTTAACACCAAAGAGAGATGAAACCAATCCTATATTGGAAAGTAGGTGACACCTACTACAAAGATTATGAAGAGGCGATGAACATCATTGCATTGTGTAACCGAGACAAAGAAGATTATGGCATTGAAAATGATTAGGAAACACAAACATATAAGAGAGGTTGAGAAGTACCTGCGTATGTTAGAACTTGATCAGATCAACCTAACCATACAAGCAAGTAGGTTTGGATGGAATGATGAGATCCAGAATCAATTAACCAACTCAGCCTTGCTAATACGCAAGTATCAAAGAAGGTTGAGACTAATAAGAATGTGATGCATAAGTATTTTGATATTGAATTATTCGGTTATCAGCATATAGATAAGGGATGGTGGAACATAACGATCTTGAGAATAGCCTCAGGCACTTGGTCTTGGCACTTGTTTATGATTGAGGAGAATCGTGATGAGACTTTTATAGAATGGTTTACATTTAGAATCAATAAAATATGAGCAAGAGTGATCAGATCCTGATTAATAGGAAGAATCTGGAGATGTTATTCAGCATCCTAACCCAAGTACATCTGAGAGGACAACTCTCCAGAGATGAACAGATATTCGTAGGGAAGTTTGTAGATTTACCTCCTGCTCCTACAACACCTAATAGATCACAGAGAAGGTTGAATCAAAAGATTATCAATCAGATCATTAGAGAGGAACAGAAGAAAGCAAAAGATAAAAAGTAGGTTCTATAATTATGGAAAGAGTAGATATTAGACAGATTAGACCGAATCCTGATAATCCAAGATTCATCAAAGAAGGGAAGTTTGAGAAGTTAGTGAAGAGCATCAAGGAGTTCCCTGAGATGTTAGAATTGCGCCCTATTGTAGTGAATCAGGATATGGTTGTCTTAGGAGGGAACATGAGATTGAAGGCTTGTGAGGAAGCAGGAATTGAACAAGTACCTATCATCTTTGCAGATAACCTCACAGAGGAACAACAGAAGGAATTCATCATTAAGGATAACTCCTCATTTGGGGAATGGGATTGGGATCTTCTGGCTAATGAATGGGAGACTCAGGATCTTATTGAATGGGGATTGGATATCCCTGATGACTGGGCAGCAGATGAGGTATTAGAAGCCAAAGAAGATGACTTTGAGGAATCAGCAGATGGTATAGAAACAGACATAGTCTTAGGAGATGTTATTACAATTGGAAAACATACTTTGGTTTGCGGTAGCGCAACATCAGGATCTGATTGGGAGAAACTAAACATCCAAGAAGATACCATATCATTCACATCTCCTCCTTATAATGCAGGAGACTCTTCTAAACTAACAGGAAATAAATCAGCATCTAAAAGAGGCAACTTCTACGAAGGATATAAAGATGACTCAGGAGATTATCTGGAATTATTACAAGAATCTCTTTCTAATGCATTAGCACATACACAGGGAGTGTGTTTCAATGTCCAGATGTTAGCGAATAATAAAACATTAGTGATTGATTGGATTCATCAGAATAAAGATGCTCTTGTGGATATGCTTATATGGGACAAGGGACATTCTGCTCCTGCTATGGCTTCAGGGGTTTGTTCATCAACATTTGAATGGTTAGCGGTATTCAATCTCCACAATAATTCCAGAACAATTCCTCTATCTTCTTGGAGAGGTACAATATCAAATGTCTATTCTGCTCCACCGCAGAGATCAAACGAATTCTCACAACATCATGCTGCAACATTCCCAATGCACTTGCCTGAATTTATTGTGGGCAAACTAATGGATAAATCTAAGGGAGTTGTTGATTGCTTTATGGGGACAGGAACAACAATGGTCGCTGCGCATCAATTGAATAAGATTGCCTATGGAATTGAATTAGATCCTAAATATTGTCAATTAACAATTGACAGAATGAAGAAACTTGATCCAACACTTGAAGTGAAAATCAACGGAAATATCTATGACAAATAATGACATAACTAAAAAGGCTATGCTTGAGGCACTTGAATCAAGTTTAGGGGTAGTTACCTCTGCCTGTAAGAATGTAGGTATCTCCAGAGAGACTCATTACCGATGGCTTCGTGAAGATGAGGACTATAAGAAAGCAGTAGATGACCTCTCAAATGTCGCATTAGATTATGCAGAGAGTAAACTACATTCCCAAATCAAGAAGGAGAATCCTACTGCTATCATCTTCTATCTAAAGACTAAGGGTAAGAAGAGAGGATATGTAGAGAGACAGGAGATATCTCATGAGGGATTAAAGACATTCCAGATAGAGGAAGTGGATGGAGAAGATCCAAGTTAATAAGGTCTATGGTCATCTAAAGAGATCAGAGAAGAAGATCATAGTAGAGCAGGGAGGAACACGATCAGGGAAAACCTATAATATCCTCCTCTGGATCATCTTCTATTATTGTCATTATAATGAGGGTAAGACCATCACGATAGCAAGGAAGACATTCCCTGCGGTGAGATCCTCTGTGATGAGGGACTTCTTAGATATCCTCAAGGGAGCAGATATCTATAGAGAGGAGAATCACAACAAATCCAATTCAGAATATATCCTCAATGGAAACCTGATAGAGTTCATCTCTATGGATCAGCCTCAGAAGATTAGAGGTAGGAAGAGGGATCTTGCTTTCTTGAATGAGGCAAATGAACTGACCTATGAGGACTGGCAACAGATCATCTTCAGGACAAGCGGTAGAATCATCTTAGATTATAACCCATCTGATACTTTCCATTGGATATATGATAGGGTAATACCAAGAGATGATACAGCATTCTATCAAACCACATACAGAGACAATCCCTTCTTAGATCAGACTATCATAGATGAGATAGAGAGATTAAAGGAGACAGATGAACATTATTGGAGAGTCTATGGATTAGGGGAGAGAGGAACAAACAGAGCGCAGGTATTCCAATTCACGACTATCCAACAGATTCCTGCTCAGGCAAAGTTCCTATCCTATGGGCTTGACTTTGGTTTCACTAATGATCCTTCTGCTCTTGTAGGATGTTATCAGGAAGGGAATAACCTATACTTTCAGGAGATGATATATTCTACCAATCTCACTAATCAGGATTTGGACAGAGAGTTCAGGAAATTAGAGATAGGGAGATATGATGAGATCTTCGGTGATTCAGCAGAGCCTAAATCTATAGAGGAACTCCATAGGATGGGATGGAATATCAAACCAACGGCAAAGGGATCAGATTCAGTCAATGCAGGAATTGATATGCTCAAGAGATACAAAATTCATATCTTAGGTGCAAACCTGATGAAGGAGATGGAGAATTATAAGTGGATGGAGGATAAGAATGGAAATCTCCTGAACAAACCAGAGGACAAGTGGAATCACTTGATTGATGCGATGAGATATGGAGTATATAATAAACTAAGCAAACCGAATTATGGAAGGTACACGATCCGTTAGTATAGAGATTCCAGAATCATTATCAGATATCAAACTATCTGCCTATAAGAAGTTCATCCTGATGGCTAATGAGGAGAATGGTGATGAATTGGCTTTATATCATTTCTGTGGATTGACTCCTGATCAGCAGGAGGGGATGAAGAAGAAGGATCTTGATGAGATCAGGAATCAGATAGGGAATGTCTTATTAGAGAAGCCTAACCTGATGAAATCATTCAAGTATAAGGGCAAGGAATATGGTTTCCATCCCAAATTAGAGGACATCTCTATGGGAGAGTATATAGACTTGGATGAGTACCTCAAAGAGCCTTACAAGAATGCTGAGAGGATATTGGGAGTCTTATATAGACCTATCACTAATAAGATGTTTGGGAGACATAGCATTGAGAACTATGATCCAGATAAGCATCATGGGGAAGGCTTTCAGGATCTGAGTGCTGATATCTTCTTAGGATGTCTGCTTTTTTTTTATCGTATAGAGAACAACTTACAGATAACTTTCCTGAAATCTTTGGAGAAGGAGCAGAGGGATATGATCTCCAATCTCATTTCAGCAGAAAGTGGGGATGGTATGGAGCAGTTCATCAAATTGCTAAGGGAGATCTCCTCAAGTTTGAAAGGGTAACTGAGTTGCCTCTTAGAACCTGCCTGACATATCTGGAGTATGAGATGGATAAAATGGAGGTAGAAAAATCTTTGATGAAAAAAAATTCCTAAAAGCATTAGGTTATTAAAAATCTTTTTTCATATCTTTGAGGTATAGAAATCAAAAAAACAAAAAGAGAGATGAAAACTACAACCAAAAAAACACTGACTTTCACAAGAAGTAATGGCGAGCAAGTAACAATCAACTTGCGTAGCGTTATCAAGATGAACAAGATCACAAAAGAGAAAATCATCATCAACTACTAAAAACCAAAGAGAGAGGTGAAAGCCTCTCTTACTAAAACCAAAACAAAGATGGACTACCAAAAATTCTACAAGACAACCACAAAACAAGAACTATTTGATATGGTTCTTGAATTAGCAGTAATCGCAGATATCAGTGGAAATACTGATCGTATGATTGAAACAACCAGAGATCTTATTCGTTATAAAGTGGATTCAGAAGATTTCTTTGAAATTGTAAATGCAGAATAAATAATAAAGGGAGGGGAAACCCTCCCAATTTAAATACAAGAGAGATGAACTTATATCAGCAAATGACTCCTACTCATAGAGAGCAGGTCCAGAAAGAAGTAGAGAAATATCCTGCAACAGGAAGATTGATTATGCATTCATTAGAGGACAATAGTATGGTAGCAACGCTGACCATCAGAGAAGCATATGATATCCATAATATCTTCTATCCATTTGAGCCTTTCAGTTTGTCTAACCTATATAAACTATTTGCGTAATGGATTACTTAGATTGGGAATTGGCGGTCTATCAAGATTATGAGGAGCGTATGTGCGGAGTCTGTGGAGAGTATGTAGAAGAGGAATGGTCCTGCGGATGTTGTGAGACTTGCAAATCTTCTGAGTGCGAATGTGAAGAAGATGTACATTTGGGAATCTAATGGTGGTTCATTAGGTTTGGTTTGGTTGAGGAGGTCTGTGGTGGATCTCCTCTTTTTTTTATCCCTATTTTAGCGAATAGGGTTTTTTAATTGTATGAAGAAGGGATATTATCAAATAACGGAAGCACTTGAGAGTGCAGCATCATCTAATGATCAGATCAACCAAGTTACTTGGGGAGATATCTTTGATATAGATTTCAGGAAGCAGGATATGTTTCCTATTGCTCATATCATGACAGGGACTGCAACTCTGGGGGAGAGAGTCATCACTTATGAGTTTGATTTGCTTGTGATGGATATCGTAGATTACTCTAAAGAGGCTAAGGATCTATATGAGGGGAATATGATGAAGCAGGATGTGTACCATAGAACTCTTGCGGCCATCTCTGAGATACTTGCTACCTTCAGAAGAGGAGATCAATATGATGCTTATTTCAGGTTAGTGAATGATCCTGTAGCAGAGCCTTTTGATGAGGATATGGAGGCTAATATCTGTGGATGGAAGGCAACCCTTCAGATAGAGGCGATGAACCCTAACAACATCTGTTGATGAAGGGAGAGAATACAAAGAGAGCATTAGATAAGTTTGGGAAGTATCTGGTCAAGCAGTCCAGAAGCAACCTCACTAAGAAGAAGAAGAATGTAACGAATAAGTTATATGATTCTCTGGATTATGAGATCAGATCCTCTAATGTATCATTTGAATTTGATTTCCTGATGGAAGCCTATGGGGAATGGGTAGATAAGGGAAGAAGAGCAGGAAAGAATCCTCCTTTCTCTCCTCTTAGAGAATGGGTACAGAATCGCAGGATTCAGTTCAGGAGCAATAAGGGTAGGTTTCAGACCTATGACCAAACTACTTGGGCGATTGTAAAGAGCATAGGAAAGAAAGGAATCCCTGCTTCTAATTTTTACTCAAGACCTTTCCAATTGGGATATGCTAAATTACCCAATGAATTGGTAGAGGCATATGCATTGGATGTGGAGGACTTTATTGAGTTCAGCATAGATAAGTTAAATAAAGAATATAAGGATGGCGGTAATTAGTCCTGAAGGCTTAGTAGCAGCGAGATCACCTCTGTTAATCACTTGGGATGGAACAGGTGTATCAGCAAGTGATATATATTATTTCAATCTGCAGATCTATATATGGTCTGGAGAGGAGGCATCTAAACCTGCATCTCCTGTTTATACGATTAATAGAACATCAGGATTTGTAGATTCATACCCTACTGCTGATATCTCAGCATTGATAGAGAATGAATTCAATAATAGAATCAGTAAGTTATATAATGATGCTATTGTATTTCAATCTCCTGATTCTCATCTATTCGTTCAGGTAGATTACGATATTGAGTATTTAGATGCTCCCTTTGTAGTGAATGATACAGGATCTACGGATATCTTCATTGTTACCTATGGATATGGGAAATTCATTGAGGGAGCAAACCCTAAGATTCAAGGTCCACTATTACAAGAGAAGGATAGATATGCGTATGATAAAGATGCTTGGATGTTGCCTATCTATCTGGGACTTCATGGAGAGGGATTAGATATCATCTATGGATATAGAGATAGAGTGATTGCTGATGGGGGATCTGTGGAGGCTTTGTCTTGTTGTAATATCGGACTTGCGAATATCAAGGTCTTGAATGATGATGGGACAAGTTATCAGTATGCAGTAACTGAGGCGAATGTCTATGAGACAAAAGCAGAGGAGAGAGTTCTCCTGTTCCCTTCAGGAATCGCTAACCTATCTAATTGGAAGATGAATCAGGGCTATGGTGGAACTGCTCCCTACAATACCAAATACTATGATATCCAATTATTGGATGGATTTAATAGCATCATTGATAGTATCAGAGTCTACAATGAATGTGAACCTAAGTATGATCCTGTATCTCTGTATTTCGTGAATAGATATGGTGCTTGGGATTATATCACCTTCTTGAAGAGATCAGATAAGGATCTGACATTAGAGAAGGAGACCTATCAATCTGTGATTGGATCAGCATCTGCTTCTGGATATACTTGGGGAAATCAGGCAAGAGGATTGAGATCATACAATCATCAGGTAACACATAAGATGACTCTTAATACAGGGTTTGTATCTGAGGACTATGGAGAGGTAATGGAGCAACTCCTAATGAGTGAGTATGTATTGATGATCTATAATAGAACGACTACTCAATCAGGATCAGGATATGATATATCTCAATCTCAGAGAGCAGTAAACATCCTCACAGAGTCTCTAAGACTCCAGAAGCATATCAATGATAAGACTATCAATTATACGATAGATATTGAAATGGCTAACCCTGAGAATGCTATGCTATGATAGAGATTTATGTAGGATCTGAGAGATTAGATACTTTCAAGGATGAGGATGTGAATATCAATCTGAACCTTCAGAATGTGAAGGATATCAGCAAGGTATTTATTGACTATACCCAGAACTTTCAAGTTCCTGCATCTAAGAGCAATAATGCAGTATTCAAGCATTACTATAATTGTGATATCTCTGGAGGATTTAACGCTTCCCTTAGACAGGATGCTACAATTTTTGTGAATAAGGAACTATTCAGGGAGGGAAGTATTGAGTTGATGTCTGTAGATATGAAGAATGGTAAGCCATCAGCATATGAGGTAGTATTCTTCTCAGCAGGGGTAAATCTTAAAGATTTATTTGGAGAGGATGAATTGATAGACCTTGATCTATCAGCATATGATCATTCTTATTCAGGATCTGTAATTAGAGGAGCGATGGAAGGTACTACTCCTTTAAGTTCTGGAGATGTTATCTATCCTCTGATCTCACCTGTTACAGATTGGTATTATGATAGTGCTTCCTCTACTCATGATTCTGCGGACATAGCATATCATACGACCAATGATAATCATGGTCTTAATTATTATGAGTTAAAACCTGCTATCAGAATCAGTAAGTTGATAGATGCGATAGAGAGCAAGTATGGAATCACTTTTACCTCCTCATTCTTCAGCAATGCGAAGTTTACGGATCTATTCCTATGGGGACATAGAAGAGAGGGATATATGTTCTTTAATCAGGAGAATGGATTCACGGCAAGAAAAATAGATTTTACTTCTGCTACAGGTTTGTTTGATGCTACAACAGATTTGTATACCAATAACAATATTATAACAACTTTAATTTGGAAGTATAGTATTACATCTACAAATGACTATCAAGTGCATTGGTATATTAACGGCCAATATGTAATGAGTAGACAACATTCGGGGAATGTTACTAATCAGGAGGTATATCTAAATGCTTGGCTAAAGGGGGGTGATAAGGTTCAAATGAGATTCTCACCGCCTATAGATTGGGGAGGAGAAACTATAACTATTACAAGTTGCAATATATCGGGTAGACCTTCACCTGCGGCAGCAGATGTATTTACGGCTACTACAAGCACATCTCAATCATTTACTACTGATGTTATAATGAGCGATCAGATGCCTGAGCAGAAGGTATATGATTTCTTCATTGGATTAGTGAAGATGTTCAACCTTGTGGTAGAACCAACAAGCAGAACAAAGTTCAATATAGAACCTCTGGATGATTGGTATGCTTTAGGATCTAATTATGATATTACTGAATATGTAGATATCACCTCTCAGAAGGTTGATAGACCAGATCTTTATAGAAGGATATCATTCAATTATCAGGAATCGGGATCATATATAGAGGAGGCATATAGAAATACAAATGGAGGGATAGGATATGGAAACCTTAGAGCAGATTTCACATTTGATGGAGGAGAATTATCTACTGATACAACCTTTGAATTGATGAAATATCAAAAGTTAGATGATCCTTCTAATGGTATTACTAACTTCCTTGTAGGTAAGAGTATTGATAAGGAAGGGAAACCCTATATAGGAGAGCCTGTAATATTCTATTCTCCTGCTACAATAGATATCTCTGCTTATCCTATTGGATTCTTAGATGAGACAGGATTAACTCCTTCTCCTGCTGATCCTGTTGATCAGGTGTATTTGATTGGTAATATTAATAACAGAGTCGCAGCAGATGTAACTCAAATGCTATCTTATGGATTGGAAGTTGATCCTTTTCACGAACAAAGTTTTGTACAGACCTTATACAATCAATTTTGGGAAGATTATATCACAGATCTCTACTCAACTCAGAGGAGAGTCTACAAGATGAAGGCTATAATACCTTTCAAGATAGCATCTCAGTTGAGGATGAATGATAAGTTGGATATCAACGGCAGGAGATATGTAATTAATGAGATCCAGATAAACCTTAGAACTGAGGAGGCTACTTTGGAACTTCTAAACGATGTGTGATGGACTTGGGTTTTATAATAGAGCAACTCCAGAGAACTGAGGCTACTGATCAGGATATGAGAATAGCAAAAGGAGAGTGGAAGATCATCACTAAATGGAGTGAGGCTAAAGAACAGATTAGATGGCAGTCAAGAAAGAAATAGAGATCAATGTAAATACGAGCAAGGCTGAGAAGAATCTTGATAACCTTGATCAGGGCATTCAGGGAGCAACAAGTCAATTGGATAAATTGACAGGAGGGATGATCTCAGGCTTCAAGAAGGGGATTACAGGAATCAAGCAGGGGATTACCGCTATGAAGTCTCTGAAGGTGGCTATTGCCGCCACAGGGATAGGTCTATTATTGGTTGCTATTACATCATTGACATCTTATTTCACCAAGACTCAGAGAGGTGCTGATAAACTAAGCCAAGCATTCAAGGGTATAGGTGCAGTGGTAGATGTCTTAGTAGATAGAATCTCAACTTTTGGGGAGGGATTATTCAAGATTATTAGAGGCGATTTCTCCGAAGGTTTAAGTCTGTTAAAAGCATCATTCTCAGGAGTAGGTGAAGAAATCCGTAATGAGGCAAAAGCAGCAATTGAATTAGAGAAGGCACAACAGGCTCTGGAGGATAGACAGATTGAGTTGATTAAGGTCAATGCTAAGAGAAAAGCATCTATTGAAGAGTTGCGATTAGTAGCGGAGGATGAGAATAAGACTAATGAGGAGAGAGCCAATGCTCTGAGAGAAGCAGCGAGATTACAGAATCAGATTGCTGATGATGAGATTGCTATTGCTAAGGAGAGAGCAAGAATCATCAGAGAGAGAGTTGCCTTAGGGGAATCCACACGACAGGATATAGAAGATCAGGCTACTGCTGAGGCAAGAGTCATTGAATTAGAGGCTGAGAGATCCAGAAGATTGAGAACTCTTCAAACGAGATTGAATGCCTTCACGGATGGAACAGGAGAAAATACTGATGCTACAAATGAAAATGCAGAGGCTCAGAAGAAACTGAATGAGGAGATAGCGAAGAGAAATGCGGCTCTGGATCAGGAGGCGGCTCAACTTCAGGAGAAGTTATCTCAGGAATATGATGCTATCCTTCAGGCATCTCAGGATGCTCAGACTCAGGAATTGAATGCCGTAGAGGACAAGTATAACCAACTCCTTGCTAAGGCATCAGAATATGGATTTGATGAGATAGAATTAGAGAGACTCAAAAATGAAGAGTTATCTAATATCAATAAGAAGTATAGAGATGAACAGGATCAGGCTGATAAGGATGCTGCTGAAGCCAAGAAGGCAATCAATGAGGCTACTATCAATGCTATTGCAGGGACATTGGGTTCATTGAGTCAATTAGCAGGTCAGGATGCAGCAACAGGGAAGGCGTTATCTGCTGCTCAGGCAGTCATCAATACCTATACAGGTGCTACTAAGGCTCTTGCTCAGGGAGGTATTGCAGGTCCAATTGCTGCAGCAGGTGTTATCGCTTCAGGGATTGCAAGTGTGAGACAGATCTATGCTACTCAATTGCCTCCAACGGCAGGGGGAGGATCAGGATCTGGTCCAAGACCACAAATATCAGCACCTCAAATCTCTCCAAGATTGGCGTTGAATACGCAGGTTGCAGACTTAGGTAATCAGATTACTCAATCATTAGAGAGAACTCCTGTGAGAGCGTATGTAGTTAATCAGGATGTGCAGACTGCTGCGAAGATGGATAGAAAGATTAGAGAAACGGCAACAATAGGATAAGATGAAATTTTTTGAATTAGTATTAGATGAGGAGAAACTCCTTCACGGCATAGATGCAATCTCCATTGTGGAGCATCCTGCTATTGAGGAGGACTTCATCACAATGAGTAAGGAACAGAAGGTTGAATTCAAGGAGGTGGATCAGGAGAAGAGAATCCTCATGGGTGCGGCTATGATTCCAGATAAACCTATATACAGAAGAGATGGCGATGAGGAGTATTATGTATTCTTCACAAAGGACACTATCCGCAGAGCCTCTGAGTTGTATTTGATGAATGGGAAGCAGAACAATGCGACCTTAGAGCATCAGGAGAAGATTCAGGGACTATCTTTAGTAGAGAGTTGGATCATTGAAGATCCTGAGAAGGATAAGAGCAGAGCCTATGGCTTAGAGCATCCTGTAGGGACTTGGATGGTTAGTATGAAGGTTAATAATGAAGGTATCTGGGAGGAATATGTCAAATCAGGAAAAGTTAAAGGATTCAGCATTGAAGGATGGTTCATGCAGCGAGAGTCGGCTATTGAACTCTCTTCACAATTATCTGAAATTGAATCAGCAGAGGGAGAACACCTCTTGGAACTTTATCTATTGGGATTGATTAAGGGGGTGATCAAGAATGATAAGAGATACAAGAACGGAAAGAAATTGGATCTTGAATCATTCAGAGACTATCCTGATTCAGTTTCTAACAATGCAAAGAAGGGAATTGAACTCAATGAGAAGCAAGGAAATAAATGTGCTACTCAAGTGGGTAAAATCAGAGCGCAGCAATTAGCACAGAAGCAACCTGTATCTGTGGAGACTATTAAGAGGATGTATTCATACCTCAGCAGAGCGCAGGAATATTATGATGAGGGAGACAAGGAATCTTGTGGATATATCTCTTATATGTTATGGGGAGGTTTATCAGGCAAGAGATGGGCAGAGAGTAAATTGAAAGAATTGGGGGAACTCTGAAAGTAACCCAAAAATGTTGATAATAGTTGTTTAATTAGAAAAGTTCACAAAAATGAATTTACAAGAAGTATTCAAGAAAATTGAAATGGCTCTTACTCCTTCAGTAGAGGAAACTCAGGAAGAGGTAAAAGTTGAAATGGCTACAATGAACCTTGCAGGAGGCGTTGTAGTAGAAGCAGAATCATTTGAAGCAGGTGAGAATGTATTCCTACTTGGTGAGGATGGTGAGAAGGTTGCTGCTCCTGTAGGAGAGCATGAATTGGAAGATGGTCGCATTCTCGTTATTGTTGAGGAAGGTGTGATTGCTGAGATTCGTGAAGCAGGATCTGAGGAAGAAGAAGCACCTGCTCAAGAGGAGGAAGCCGCATCTGAAGAAATGGCTGAAGTAGAGATGGAGTATGTAAGCAAAGAAGAGTTTACTGCTGCTATTGATGAGATCAAGGAGATGATCGCAGGAATGATGCCTAAGGAAGAGCAATCTGCTGAGGAAGTTGCTGAAGAAGTTGAAATGAATGCTGAGGAGACTACTGAAGAAGTAGTAGAAGAGCAAGTAGAAATGAGTGCAGAGGAAGATGTTCCTGCTGCTAAGAAAGTAACTGCTGCTCCTGTTGAGAAGAAGCCTGATATGCACCAATTTGCTACTAAAGGTCGCAAAGATGCTTTGGCTCGTGTAATGAGTAAATTATCCTAAATTAAATAACGAAGAAAAATGGCTACAACCACTTCAATTACTACCACATATGCTGGTGAATTTGCAGGGAAATATATTTCTGCTGCTTTGTTGAGTGCTGATACCCTTGAAGGTGGCGGTATCACAATCAAACCTAATGTTAAGTACAAGGAAGTCATGAAGACTCTTTCTACCGATGCTATCGTGAAAGATGCTACTTGTGATTTCTCTGATACTTCTACTTTGACTCTTGCTGAGAAGATTCTTCAGCCAGAAGAGTTCCAAGTAAACCTTGAGTTGTGTAAGAGCGACTTTGTAAGCGATTGGGAAGCAATTTCAATGGGCTACTCTGCCTTTGATGAATTGCCTTCAAACTTCGCTGATTACTTGATCGGTCATGTTGCGGCGAAAGTTGCTCAGAAGACTGAACAAACTATCTGGCAAGGTGCTACTGCTACTGCAGGTGAGTTCAATGGATTCGGTGCTTTGTTGGCTGCTGATGGTGATGTGATTGATGTAGTAGGTACTTCAGTAACTGCTGCGAATGTTATCACAGAGATGGGTAAAGTAGTTGATGCTATCCCTTCTGCAGTATACGGAAAAGATGATCTTTACATCTATGTTTCTTCAAATGTTGCTCGTGCTTATGTTCGTGCATTGGGAGGCTTCGGTGCTTCTGGTTTGGGTGCTAATGGTGTGAATGGTCAAGGTACTACTTGGTTCAATGGTGGAGATCTTGCGTTTGATGGCGTTAAGTTGTTCGTTGCTTCAGGTATGGCTGACAACACTATGGTTGCTGCTCAGAAATCTAACTTGTTCTTCGGCACAGGTTTGTTGAGTGACCACAATGAGGTGAAACTTCTTGACATGGCGGATTTGGACGGCAGCAAGAATGTTCGTGTTGTAATGCGCTATACTGCAGGTGTTCAGATTGGTATTGGTGCTGACATCGTATACTACTCTTAATATACTGATTGATTAACCTAAAGAGGGCAGGTGAGCGATTGCTTGTCTGCCCTTTTTTAATACAAAAAATATGGCTTGTCTATTAACAAAAGGAAGAAACGAACCTTGTAAGGATGTAGTTGGTGGTATTACGGCAGTATACTTCGCTGACTTTGATACCTTAGGAGCGATCACTTATGATGCGACTATTGGTCAAACAGATGTAATTGATGCATTTGGAGGCACTCCTTCTTGGTTCAAGTTTGAGGTGAAGGGTAACTCATCATTTGAGCAGACTATCACTTCATCTCGTGAGAATGGAACTACATTCTATGATCAGACCTTGAATCTTACATTCAAGAAATTATCTAAGCAGACTCATAATGAGTTGAAGTTGATCTCTTATGCTCGGCCTCATGTGGTGATAGAGGATAACAACGGAAACAAGTTTATGATGGGCTTGGAGTATGGTGCTGAGGTAAATGGTGGTACTATCGTAACAGGTGCTGCTATGGGTGATATGAGTGGATATACTTTGACAATGAATGCTCAGGAGAAAGTACCTGCGAACTTCGTAGATGCTACGATTACTGCTGATGCTTCTACTATCTCTGATATCTAAGGATAGATCCTGATAGGAATAAAAAAACCCCCTCCAGAAATGGAAGGGGTTTCTTTTTTGGTAGATATTTCTACCAAGAGAGAGATGAGTGATGCAAATATAACCATTCTCTTGCTTTTGGGTTTTATAATTGATGATAATTGTAGAAGAAAATACAACGGCACAGATTAAGATGTATCTCAGAGATTTCACAACGGAGTCTTTTGAGATGGAAATTATATCTGAGGATCAGAGAAAGGAAGTAGTGGATCAGGCCATCTCAGGGACATATGATGACTTTAGAAAGACTTTCTCTTTCTCGTATGATGTTTCCTCATTGGTAGCAGAGAACTTCTATGTGGTGAAGATTTGGGAAGTGGGTAAAATCAAACTACTTTCACAGGATAAGATGTATATCATCCCATCAGGATCTGAGGTAGCAACATATCAACCAAAATTGGCTACTACAGAGAAGGTGATGAATAATGAATTCAAGATTTATGGAGAATAGCCAATTCAAATTTGTTCAACTCTCAACCTACACATCTCCTGTAGTTAGTGAGAACTCTCGCAAGGGATGGGTAGAGTATGGAGATGATAATGATTATTTCCAATATCTGATTGATAGATATAATGGATCTCCTACGAACAATGCCGTAGTATCTGGAATCATTGATATGATTTTCGGTCAGGGTATTGATGCTACGGATTCAGGGAAGAATCCAGAGGGATACCTTCAATTAAGAAAACTCATCAAGGATGAGGAGTTGAAGAAGGTCATCAATGATTACTATATGCTTGGTAATGGTGCTTTCCAAGTGATCTACAATCAGAATAAGAGTAAGATTGTGGAGGTATATCATATGCCTGTAGAGACTCTCAGAGCAGAGAAGTGTAATGATGAGGGAGAGGTAGAAGCCTATTACTATGCTTATGATTGGAGTGAGGTACGATCTAAGAAGGGCGTTGAGCGTATTCCTGCATTTGGATATGGCTCTCAGGGAGACAAGGTAGAGATCCTGTATTTCCGCCCATATCGTTCAGGATCATATTACTATTCTCCTGTAGATTATCAAGGTGCTTTGCCTTATTGTGAGTTAGAAGGTGAGGTAGCAAACTACCACATCAATAATATCAAGAACGGACTTGCTCCTTCAATGATTGTGAACTTCAATAATGGAGTTCCTCCAGAGGAAGAGAGAGATATCATTGAATCTCAGATTAAGCAGAAGTGGGGAGGTACATCTAATGCAGGGAAGTTCATCCTTGCCTTCAATGATAGTGCTGATACGGCTGCTTCTATTGAGCCTGTTCAATTGTCAGATGCTCACAATCAATATGAGTTCCTATCCAGAGAATCTCAACAGAAGATTCTTGTAGGTCATAGAATCACTTCTCCTATGTTATTCGGAGTGAAGGATCAGACAGGATTAGGGAATAATGCTGATGAGATTAAGACTGCTTTCACTTTGTTTGATAATAGTGTGATCAGACCTAAGCAGAATCAGGTCATCAATGCTCTGGATCAGATCCTTGCTTTCAATAATATTGCTCTGAATCTATACTTCAAGACTCTTGCTCCTTTGGAGTTCACAGATGTTGAGGATGTAACGGATCAGGAAGTGATAGAGGAAGAAACAGGTATTAAGATGAGTGCACCTGAGTTCACTAAGAGTGATGAGCAGGAGTGGTTGGAATACCTTGCTGATAAGGGAGAGACTATTGATGAGGAGGAATGGGAATTGACTGCCGTTCAGGATGTGGAAGATCCAGATAGAGAAGATGAGATTGTAGATGCTATTACTTCTGTGAGTATGGCTGCGGTTTCTTCCTATGGGAATGCTGAGGAGCGATCAACTCAAGATGCAGGGATGTTTAAGATTCGCTATAGATATTCAGGATCATTGAGTGATAATAGCAGGACCTTCTGTGTTGAGATGGTAGGATTGTCTGATGGAGGGAAGGTCTATAGAAAAGAGGACATCAATCAGATGAGTTTCTCTGGGGTTAATGGTCAGTTTGCTCCTAAGGGGAGATCTACCTATTCTATCTTCAAGTATAAGGGAGGAGCATATTGTCATCACAAGTGGCAGCGTTTGATCTTCATGAGAAAGAGAGATGGAGGTAAGTTCTTGCCTAAGAGCGAGACTGAGTCTCTGGAGAATGATAGAAGAGTAGCACCATCACAGGCGGCAAGTGCAGGAGTTCCTGATAGCAAAATCAATCCTAAGGATTATGATGTTGCGAATACTCGCCCTATTGATATGCCTAACAGAGGAAAATTGAATTAAGATGGCTCAGGTATTATTTGTCAGCCCTGCTGATGTTATAAAGAGAACAGGGATTAATGGGAATGTTGATAGAGATCAGATGATCCAATTCATCAAGATTGCTCAGGATATTCATGTTCAGGGGATATTAGGTACTAAGTTGTTCAATAAGATTGCGAGTGATATCAATGCTGATACTCTTGCAGGGGACTATTTAAGCCTTTTCACGAACTATATTCAGGATATGGTCATCCACTATGCTGCAATAGAGATATTGCCTTATATCCATTATAAGGTGGCTAATGGAGGAATCTATACGAAGGGATCTGAGAATGGTCAGAATGTAACCAAAGAGGATTTGGATTACTTGATCCAGAAGGAGAGAGATATAGCGGAGCATTATGCTCGTAGATTTGTAGATCATATGGCGTTCTATAATTCCAGATATCCAGAGTACAATACCTCATCTAATGATGATATGTACCCAAGTAAGAATCAAAACTTCAATGGATGGGTTTTATAGTAAAGCAGACTTACAAACCTAAGGTGGAGAACATCCAGAAGTTGAAGAAGTATCTCATGAAAAAGAATAAGAAAAATGGGTGAGAAAGGATATGGTGCTATCTATGGCTCTACTTGGTGGGGATCAGGAGATGCATTCACTAATACAATCGGATGGGGATCTGCGATGTTCTATATCCTTGATCCTGCACAATTCCAGAATAGAGCATTGGAAGATGGTGCTACAATGGAAGCATTTGAGTGCGTTTCTAAATCATTGAGAAGATACCCACAAGCGGATAGAGGCAGACAATTGATGGATGCCTATGATGTGCGAGTGGTAGCCGCAGGAGGTGATACGGAAGCAAGAACCTGTACTATTAACGAATTGAACGAG